CGTTAACAACCAAACCCTTCCCACTTTTTTAACAATACTATTCGCAATTTTTGTTCTGTTAGCCTTTACGTTTTGTATGTAATGGGCTTCGTCCATAACAACCAAATCAAAACCGTAATTTAATATGTCAGATTTTTCAGGATGTTTTGGGTCGTGGAAGTTTTTTAGGATGTCATAGTTTATTATAGTATAATCCGCGGGTTCCCATTTTTTACCTTCTATAATAGAAATTTCCTTATCTGTGTAATTTTCTATTTCTCTTTGCCAATTAATTTTTAAAGATGCGGGACAAATAATTAAAACTTTTTCTACATCACTTTCTAAACTTGCGATTACGGTGGACGTTGTCTTACCAAGACCCATGTCGTCCGCTAAGATATATTTGTCATTACCCACAAGTTTTTCTATTGCTTCTTTTTGGTGGGATAGTGGTGGTCTGTGTGAATACTTCTCGTAGTCAATACTAACCTCTCTTTGTCTATTTTTTTGTAGTGCAACTTTTGGTAACCATATGTCTGATAATTCTTGTGATTCGAAAAGTTTACCCCATACGTGATATGATTTTTCTTTCTCAACCAAAAGTTTTTCTATATAAATCTTTTCAGGTTTCTTCGTCAAAAGTTTATCGTCCATTAACTTCTGACCAAAATAACTATCTAAGTCAACCCACTTTCTCGCAACTTTAGGTACCGTGTCTTTAAACTTTAATATATAATCGGCTTGTGCTCGGGTAAGTTTAAAATGATTAAACTTTTTCATCTTACCCTGAAGTCTTAAGATGTAGTTATTGAATCCATCATATTCCTCAAGAATACGAATAGCCCTTACTTCGGGTAAGTTATTTAAACTGTTATTTTCCAATTGGCAACTAAATACTATTAATTATAATCAATTTATGGATATTTATCAATATGTCGCAGAGAAAAATACCAATTAATCGTTTAAATAAGTTTTTCGGTAGAGAAGATTTTAATTTGGATATCTCCATGGGTCGTGAATGGCTCGAAGGGGATATGAATTTTACTTTGGTTTTATATAAGATAGACAGGCAGAGGACTAAAACTGATGACGTTTATGGAGAAACTTCTGAGGACGGTATACAGTTCTTACCTCCCGTCGAATTTAAAGGGTACGTTCAGATTGAGCAACCTGAAAATCAAGATTATGGAAATAGTAAAATGACACAGATGGAACCTGGTAATTTAAAAGTCAGTGTTTATCAAAAAACATTAGACGAGTTGGGTGTAGATATAGACTATGGTGATTATATCGGTTACTATGAGACCGAGTCTCGTGTTAGATACTATACGGTTGTAAATGATGGTAGAGTTGTTAGTGATAACAAACATACTTATGGTGGATACAAACCTTTTTATAGAAGTATCACTGCGTCACCAGTTAATGATAATGAATTTAGAGGATTATGAATAGAAAACTTATAAAAGAAGTTAGTAAAATTAAATCTCGTATGGGATTGTTAAGTGAGGACGTTAACGAAGAGTTTATCGGACTTCGCGTTATGGTTTATTATAATTTACATAAAAAAACATTTTCGGTAACATACGATGGAAAAGTTATTTTATATGCTGATTACGTAAATCTTAAGAATGTTGAATTCAGAGTAAGAGAAGGTGGTAAAGAAAGAGTTAGACAAGAGATGAGAAAAAATGTTCACGCGTTTGTAATTGGTGACTTGATGGATTATTGTGAGTATCCCTGTGAAAATATGCCGGAAGAAACAAATGATAGGGTAATTACTTATAATCCATACAAATACGATTCTTTTGTTAAAAAAGATACTGAGGAACCAATCTATAATGCGAATGAAATCGATATGATTAATACAAGAAATAAAATTTTCCATATTAACGAGGTTGTTATATAATGGCTATACCTAAAAAAATAAAAAAAGATTTAAAGTTAGTTCCCGATAAAATTTTAATGGATAGAAGGGAAGAGCTTCTTGAGTATATTCAAGAGGATGGAACTTTTTTACCTAAAAGTGTTTTACATGCTGACTTAGACAGAGGTATGTTAGATTTTGTAAAAGATGAGTTAGAAGTTTATTCTGACGGTAAAATTGTAAATCCGATAGACATTATAACAACGACTCAAAACTGGTCTCAGTTTACAGAGACTTGGAATTTTCAAGATTTGGATAACAATATAAAACCTCCGTTTATTGCTACTGTTAGACAACCCGATGTTAAATACGGGTCTAACCCATCACTACAGTATACGATACCAAATAGAAAACAATTCTATTACGCTAAAGTTCCTACATGGGATGGACAGAGAAAGGGGATGGACATTTACAAAATACCACAACCTGTACCTGTAGATATTACATATAACGTAAAAATATTCTGTAATAGAATGAGAGAACTAAACGAGTTCAATAAAATTGTACTACAAAAGTTTTCTTCAAGACAAGCGTATACCTTCGTAAAAGGACATTATATACCGATAATACTAAATAACGTATCTGACGAATCTGTTTTAGATATTGAAAAGAGAAAATATTATATTCAAAATTATGAATTCTTAATGATGGGATTCTTGATTGATGAAAAAGAGTTTGAGGTTTCTCCTGCAATAACAAGAGCGTTAACTCTTTATGAAATAGAAACAGATAAACTTAAGACATCATTAAGAAAGGAACCTGAAAACCCTGACAAGTTTGATATTGATATCCTTTTCTTAAATGGTGTTACAGAGTTAAGTGAAGTTTATCCATACAAAGTCGATATGGTTATTAGTGAATTAAAAAATGTTTCGGATTACGAAGTATATATAAATGATAATATAATAGGTTACGACTTAAACAAAATACAAGTTAACACTAACGATACCTTGACTATTAAAATAGTTAAGTCAGACGAAGGCAAAGAGTCCTTTATGAAGGCTAAATGTGTCTTGCTGTGATATATCCAAAATAAATATGGTATTTTGTTTTTTTAGTCAATATTTATAAAAAAATAAAAGTTTAAGAAATTTCATATAAAATGGCAACATCTAATAAAGTATTCGTATCACCAGGGGTGTATACATCAGAAAGAGATTTAAGTTTTGTAGCACAAAGTGTAGGTGTAACAACCTTGGGGATAGTTGGTGAAACTCAGAAAGGTCCGGCCTTTGAACCAATATTTATTACTAATTTTGACGAGTTCCAAACATATTTTGGAGGAACAAACCCAACAAAATTTGTAAATACTCAGATACCAAAATATGAGTCTGCTTACATTGCAAAATCATATTTACAACAATCAAATCAACTATTTGTTACTCGTGTATTAGGTTTATCGGGTTACGATGCGGGACCATCATGGTCAATCGTTACTAAAGGTAATATAGATGGGACCACAGTACAACAATCAGTAGACTTGTCACCAACAGGTGCATACGTAGTTAACATAACTGGTAATAGAAACGATTTAAGTTCTATATCGTTAACAGAAAGTAGTAATTTAAATTCATTTAGATCGTTTATAGATAACAAATTCGATTCAAGATTTACTAAGTACGATGGTACTGACACTTCTTTTGAAGATGAGTTTAAACAAATTTTCTTTGACTTGATTAACGAGTTTGGTGATGATTTGTCAAATCAAGCGACAAAACAACAAGCCGAAGATATTCTCGGAGACAGAATGTACGCGTGGGGTGTACTTCCAACAATTACTTATAATAACTTAGATGCTGTAAATGGAAGACCTATGGATGAAATCATTAACATGATGAATGTTGATGATGTTTTATACAATAATGCAGATTTAACTTCAAGAAATAATGATTCTTGGTATTATTCTACGTTTGAGTATATGGAGACGTTAAACGGTAATCCATTTAACGCGTTTATTGGTGAATCTTTTGGTTTTAGATATACAGAAATTGATGCCACTGGTGATGGTAACTTTAAAGGTAAGTTTGTTATCTATGGTGGTAACTTAGTTGGTGAAGCTGACTCAGACTATGAAAACTTAGTTGTTGCAACACTTAGATCTAGAGGTATTGCGACCTATGGTAATGACGATGGTCCTGATTATATGATTAAAGATTTATCGGGTTTAACTATGGTTTGTGACGGACCATATTCTGAGATTATTGATAACCCGTTTGCAACATTCCAATTATCAGGTATGACATCAACAGGTGACGAATTTAAATTTAGAACATCTTTTGATATTAGTAAGTCTAATTATATCACTAAAGTATTTGGAAAATCTAATTTCTCAAAAGATAGAAATGAGGTTCCTGTATTTGTTGAGGAACACTACCCCTCATTATTAAATGAAGGTTTTTTACAAGGTAAAATAAGAGGATTATCTTGTGAGTTAGTTGACTTAGAAGGTGCCAGAACTGATACGGACAACACAGGTATCGGTTGGTATTTAGATAGGTATCAGACTCCTGAAACACCTTTTGTTGTTTCAGAATTAAGAGGTGATAAAATATATAACTTATTTAAGTTCATAAGTATTTCTGACGGAAACAGTGCTAATACTGAAGTTAAAATTTCTATCGCAAATATTTCTTTCAACAACAGAACTTTTGATGTAATAGTAAGAGATTTCTTTGATACTGATAACAATCCTGTTGTTTTAGAAAAATTTACTAATTGTACTATGGACCCAGGTCAAAACAGTTATGTCGCTAAAAAAGTAGGAACGTCTAACGGTGACTTTGAACTTAAGTCAAGATATATAATGTTAGAAATGAGTGAGGAGTCACCAATTGATTCTTTACCATGTGGATTTAGAGGTTACACAACAAGAAAATATGAAGGAGCAAAATCACCAAGATTATTATATAAATTAAAGTATGATAAGCCAGGTGATGTTATTTACAACCCACCTTTCGGAACGGGTACAGGTGATAATGAAACAAGAAGTGCTGGTGATAAGGTTAGAAGAACTTATTTAGGTGTTAGTGATAAAGTTGGTATCGATTCTGATTTCTTACAGTATAAAGGAAAACAAAATCCTGTTAATTTAGAAACCGCCTTAGAATCAACTCCTTGGGCAACATTAACACCAGGTTTCCACATGGATTCAGGTGCGAATGTATCCTTAATTTCTTCAGATTACGACACCGCAGGATTGCAGGAGTTTGAGGTTGGAGTTGCTGAGTTTAGAAGTGAACCAACAGACGAAGATAATCCTTATTACAGACTACAGGCTAGAAAGTTCACTTTAGTCCCTTCAGGTGGTTTTGACGGATGGGATATCTATAGAGAGTATAGAACAAACGGTGATAGATATGTTTTAGGTAGAGCAGGATTCAATAAAGGAGCAGCTCCATCAATATCTCACCCAAGTGCAACAGGATGGGGAGCGTTTAAACAAATAGTTGGTCCAGATAAACAAAGATGGGCAAACACCGACTATTACGCATACTTATGGGGTCAGTTTACATTCTCTAACCCTGAAGCTGTTGATATTAACGTATTTACAACACCAGGTGTTGATTATATGAATAACTCAAACTTAGTTGAGGAAGCTATTGATATGGTTGAAAGAGATAGAGCGGACTCAGTTTATATCTGTACTACTCCTGACTACAATATGTTTGTTCCAAGCACAACAAGTTTTGATTCAGACTTTATTTATCCTGAGGAGGCGGTAGATAACTTAGATGAGACAGGTATCGATTCTAACTATACCGCAACATATTACCCATGGATTTTAACAAGAGATGGTGTAAATAACACACAGATTTATTTACCTCCAACTGCAGAAGTCACAAGAAACTTAGCGTTAACTGACAACATCGCTTTCCCGTGGTTCGCGTCAGCGGGTTACACAAGAGGTTTAGTAAACGGAGTTAAGGCTCGTAAGAAACTAACTCAAGAAGATAGAGATACATTATACAAGGGTAGATTAAACCCAATTGCAACCTTCTCTGATGTCGGTACAGTAATTTGGGGTAATAAGACTCTTCAAATTAGAGAGTCCGCATTAGATAGATTAAACGTTAGAAGATTGTTATTACAAGCTCGTAAGTTAATTTCAGCGGTAGCCATTAGATTACTATTCGAACAGAATGATGATATTGTAAGACAACAGTTCTTAGATTCAGTAAACCCAATATTAGATTCAATTAGAAGAGATAGAGGTTTGATTGACTTTAGAGTTGTTGTTCAAAACACTCCTGAAGACTTGGATGCAAATCAATTAGTTGGTA